TCAGTAGTCGACGGCGACACAATCGAAATCCACGGCCAGCGTATCCGCCTCAACGGAATCGACGCACCTGAAAGCCGGCAGCTTTGCCTCGATGCTGGAGGCAAGAAATACCGCTGTGGGCAAAAGGCCGCACTTGCGCTGTCTGACTTCCTCGACGCGCATCGGCCGACATCGTGCGTCGAGGTTGACCGAGATCGCTACCGACGTGCCGTTGCCGTTTGCACTGCCGGCGGGCACGACATCGCCGAATGGATGGTCAGGCAAGGCCATGCGCTCGACTGGCCGCGCTACAGTGACGGCGCATATGCCCCGGCCGAGCGAGACGCCAGAGCGGCCGAACGCGGCATGTGGGCGGGCTCCTTTGCTCGACCATGGGAGTGGCGAGCGGATCACGACGGCGCCGAATTGATCGGCATTACGTTGCGAGAATAGGAACACATTCCTTTTTGCTTGACTGCCGTCGAGCATGAGAACATTTTAAGAACACGCTGGGCGACCGGCCATTCATCATTTCATGCGTCGGGATGCGCGCGAGAGGCGCCGCCGGGAGTGTTTTTGGCTGCGATGAGCCACAATCCAAGACGAGAGCCAGGCTTAAAGCCGGAAGAGGTCGCGCGCATCTCAGCATCGATCGTAAAGGAGATGCCGGCGCCGGAAGACCGCCGTTGGCGCGATCTGTTCGAGTTGTCGTGCTGGATCTCTGAACGTGCGGCCATGGGCAAGACGGTGTTCCTGTCGCCGGCTACCGCGCATGTCGTAGCGCGCCATCTCAGCACGTGCCACGAGAAGCCAACGCGCGACGACATCGCCCTGATGATCTGCAAGCGTGGCGAGATCAATCGATGCGCCGACCCCTGTTATGACTGCCGGGGAAAAGCCAATATCGTGATCAGGGCTTACGGGTGCGGGGCTGGCGGCGGGTCACGGTAATTCGGAAGGAGGCGCATCGCCTTTGATGCGCCGCACGATGGCTTCGAATACGAGGTCGCTGATCCACATGGCAATGGTGCCGATCAGAAACGCCATGGCGTAGACCGCCGACGCGTCGGTCGGCATGGGCGGCCAGCCATAATAACGCACGATGTGAACCGCCCAAGGCGTCAGGTAGCCTGCGGCAAGCGTGCCGCAGACAGGAGAAAGGAAGACCTCGCGCACTTTGAACCTCTTCCGTGAGAGGGATCGGAGTAGCCCGCCCGCCGCGCCGGCACCCAGGATCGCTGGATCGAGGCCGATGGTGGTGAGGAAGTCGTGGAAGCTCATATCGGCCTCGATGTGCGAGTGAAGGCAGTGCAGGCAGGGATGTGGCGTCAGCTCTGTTTGTTCGCGGGAAAAGCGAACGTCGCGGCCGCCGAAAGCAGGACGACGATGGCGCCCTGGATTTCCGGTGTCGCCCACTCGGCCGGCAACAGTCCGCGCGCCACAAGCAGGCCCGCTGTGCCGCCGACTATCGAGCCGATAAGCTTGCTGTAATTACCCATATCGGTGTTCCTTCATCTTTACATTGAGTGAGAGGGGATCGAGGAACGACGCGCTATTCGCGTGCGTAGCTCGATATCGTCAGGTAGGCGGTGAAGGCGGCGGTCAGCACGCCGGCCGTGGTCTGGCTGGATGGGTCCTTGCAAAGCGGCACCAGTGAATTCCAGGCACCGTCGACCCGTTGCTGGTTGCGTTCCGAAACCTTTCCGAAGGCGACGGCCACCAGATAGAGGCCGTGCGCATCGGCCGAGGCCTTGCAGATTTGCGGAAGGTTCCTGCGGATCGACTGGTCGATCTCGACAGTCGTGCAGCCGGCGAGCGCAAGCATCGCCGCTGCCATGCATAGCAGCAGTCGCATTTGTCATTTTTCCTTGTGTGTGAGGGATGCCCGGCTCACCCGGCCGGGCTCGGGTGGATCGTCAGGAAGCCTTGGCGGCCCTGTCGAAGGTCAGTTCGTAGACCTCACCGATCTCGAACTGTTCGACGGCCGCAGGGTTGGTGATTGTGATCGACAGATCGCCGGAAGGCGTCCATTTCGACCAATCGCCGTTGCCCTCCGGCAGGCCTTTCAGATAGCTGCCGAAGGCGGCGCCCATCTTCACCTCCACATTGACCGACGTGGCATCGGCGGTAGTGCGGTGGTTGATTTCCTTGACATAGAACATTGCTCGGACCGTCATCGGTCTTCTCCTTTTATGAATTACCGGCGAACCCGGCCGGCGCGGGATCGGTCAGGCCTCGTTTTGCGAGACCGTGGCGTCGAGCGTCGAAAACGGCAGCTCGATCGATGGCATCGGGAAGGCCTTCGGCCAGCGCAACGGACCGGCAAGGCGGCTCTTGGCGATGCGCGTGATGGTCACGGCGTTGGACTGGTTGCCGCCGAGGACGTGGAATGTCTCACGGTCATGCCCGACTACCATGGCGATGTGCCCGCCCCCGGGCCGGGAGAACGGCGCGACGGCGCCGGCCGCGACGATCTTCAGCGGCACGCCGAAGTTACGCCAGTTCAAGGCGTAGTATGGGTTGGACGGTAACACCTCGTCCGGCAGCGTCAGGGCGATGCAGGTTTCCATGAAGTCGCCGCACCATGGCAATTGCGCCGGGTCGCCAAGCGTGTTGCCGTCGCTTTTCAGCCAGTCGCGCAGCGTCTTGTTGTTCAGTTTCTCGTGCAGTCCAATCTTGGCCCGTGCCAGTTCCAGCCATGGGGCAACGGCATCGCCTTCAGGCTTGCGCGGGAACAGCGCGGCCGTTGTCACCGGTCCGACGATACCGTCGGCATCCAAGTTTCGGGCGCGCTGAAACTGCTTGACGGCCGCGGCCGTCTGGCGGCCCGGAATGCCATCCAGATCGCCGGGCTGATAGCCAAGTTCTTTCAGCCGCCGCTGAATATCCAGCGTCGTCGTCATGTTCATGATCCTTGATTGTTGGGATTTGTGCCGGGTTACGGCCAGTTCGCCGCGTCTATCGCCGCCTGCGTGGTTATGGTGCCAGCCTCGATGGCGGAAGCCACTTCTGCCTCGGCAGCAAAGCAAGCCTGGACGTGGGTGCCAACGGCTGTGGCGATCGTGGCCAGAGTGGCGGCGTTCATGACAACCCAACCCGAAGCGGCCTTGTAGCTGATCGACATTTCGGGATTGGCCTGCGAGTAGGCGTAGGCACCAGTGATCATGGACTGGCTCTCACGGCTCGTATCGAGGCGCGCGCCGCCGACCGTGATGCCGCCAGTCTCGATCCGCCAGCGTTTTTCCGCTGCGTAGGCAGAGAGCTGCGCCTTGAGCGGCAGAGGCCACAGAGTGAGACCGAGGGACGCCAGCACAGCCGCGAGCGCCGCTTCTGTCTGCTCCCCCTCATCGTCGGCGGGCCAGCATGTCGGATGCCCTTCGTTGTCGAGCCAAGCGGCGTAAGCCACATCGGTTTCGACGTCGGCGACGAGCGACTGTCGCGCCGAACTGTACAGGCGGCCGTCGTCGGAGAGCCAGTACCAATCGCGGATATCGAAGTCACGCATATTGACCTCCCGTCTCGATAAGGCCGGCCGAATTGCCAGGAATGAAGTTCGGGCCGCTGTTGTTGGTGTTGATCACGCCATTCAGCGAAGCATGGTATCTTCGGCCCAAACCGCCGCCGCCGGCCTGGAAGGTAAGGGCTGCGATTTCGATGACGCCACCGGTACGGGCGACCGCAGTCGCGTCGGCGAACGATGGATTGTTTGAAGTGATCAGCATCTGTGCCCCCGTCGAAGCCGCGATGGTTCCGCCAGTCGCCGCATAGAGGGCTGCATAGGCATCACTTCTGACTTCGGCCGCGAGACCCGATTGCAGGACGATACCGCCGCTGTCGGTCGCAAACATATGCGACCATGTCGCTTGCGCCGAACCGTTGAAGATGACGCCGTCGATTGTCGCGACCCCCGCTTTGCCAACCTGCAGGTTGTGCTGAACGGCGCCAACCCCATAGGTCAAGGAGAGACCAATCAACGAAACAGTCGAGGCAACGATCGTCACGCCGCGTGTGCCAGTAAGCACGTAACCGCTGCGGTTCGCCTTGTCTCCCGTGATCTCGATAGCACCCGCAACGCTGTTGATGGAGACGGTATCATAGGTCCCAGGAGTGCCGAGCTTGAGGATCGCCTTGCGGCCGGCAAATGCATAACGGTTCTGGATACGATCGACTGCTGCGGCGAGCGTCTTGAAGGCGTGAGCCGCATCGTTTGCGCTACCGTCATTCAGATCGTTGCCATCAGGTCGGACATAGAGCGTCAGAGTGGCGGTGTCCGGACGCAGGATATAGCTGGCCAGATCCTGAGCCCGCACGACGCCTGTTCCCACGGCATCCTTCACGTCCTGCGTCGTCGCCGTCTTGACCAGTCCTGCGCGCGTATCGGTCGCGAAAAACTCGATGTAGATACCGGCAGCCCGGACGAACAGGCGGCTATCCGGCAAACAGACACCATGGCCGTCCTTTGTCTGGATGAGTGCCCAGGATGAGCCTGTCCAGATCGCCAGTTTTTGCGAATTGCCAGCCCAAGCGCCGGCAGCACCGGCAGGCACGATATAAGCATCGCCCATGACCGGCGCCCCTGGCGGCACGATTGTGGTGACGGACAGAACCGGCATCCATGCGAGACGCCCGGCGAAGCCTGGCAGCAGCATCAGGTTCAGAGCTTGCCAGAGCTGCGTCAAATCGTTGTCGCTAGGCACCAATCCAGCCTGAGTGAGAACGTACAGGAGTTCACGCTGCGGCTGTTCGACGGCTTTCGCCGGCACTTTGGAGCCAGCAACGGCACCCGGAACATTCTTGTCGACATACCCGGCATTCGGGTCCGGCGATCCAAACGGCGCCTGATATTTCATGGGTTGGGCTCCACTATTTCGAGAACGGGAATGGTCCAGGCAGGCGATAGCCGCATGAGGATGCAGAGCAGCCTTTCGGCATCGCCAAAGGAGAAGAGGGGATCGGCGCCGCATTCACCCTCGCCGGTCCTGAAGTAGAAGACGGCGACTTCGCTCACGCGGACGATCCAGTAGATTTCCTGAGACCATGCACCGGTCGCATGCTCGCCGCCGCATTCGGAAAAGCCGCATTCGAAGACGGCAGGCTCCTCGATCTCGACGACAAAACCATAGTCGAGCGCGAGGCGGACGAAGTCTCCCGGCGTGATCAACGGAGCGGCATTGACCTTGGCCACGACGGCGGCAATGCGTTCGGCACGGGTCTGTTCGGCCTGGACGCAACTGTCCGGCAAACCATATTCGGTTTCCCAATCTTCAAGCGTCTGGTCGAAGGTGGCGGGGCTCGCTTCCAGCGCAAGCAAGAATGCTCGCCGATAGAGCGTCACAAACGGAGACAGCAGCACCTGAGTCAGCTTCGCCCAGTTCGACGACGTATCGACAGCGAGACCGTCCGGCGAACCGAAGACCGCACCACGCGGCCAGAAGTTCAAAGCTGCCGGCAGAAGCTGTTCGACATCCGGATCGGCCAGGACATCGAACGGCGTCGCGACAGGCTGGCGTACTTGATCGGGCGAAGGATCGCGCGTGACCGTGTTGAGACCGGCATCACGCATAGGTAACGACCCCAAGGACCGGGAACTGTCCACCGGTCAGCGTTATGTCGCTCGCCGGTGTCAACAAAATGTGCCGGTCTTCACCGGAAGCGGCCGAGATCGCTTCCGAAATCCAGCTTCTGGAGACGGTAAAGGTGTTCCCCGCAATTCCAGGGCGGCATCGGCTGACAAGCATTGCCCGGATCGAGGTCTCGACGGCAGCCCGAATTTCCGCCGTGTCCTGGCTAAGGCCGGAAATCGAGACGTTGATCGGCAGCGAAACCGGGGCGGATGCTCACTGGCGTCGACCCGGATCAGGCGCCGCGCGTCGATCGCCGCCTGCACGGCGGCAACATCGCCCGCTAACGGAATGGAATTGGCGCGGCCCGCGAAGAGAAACAGCACCGTTACAGCTCCGGGCGAAGCCGGCACACGGAAGGCCCACGCCTTGACGACGCCGGCAACCGACAGGGCGATCTCTTCGTAATCGCTCAAGGCACCGGCACGCGGCGGATTGCGCTTGCGTTGCAATGCGCGTGAGCGCAGCGCTTCCAGCGTCTCGGCATCTGCGCCGCCGCCCAGCCCGCCTGTGGCCACGGTGAATTCCTGCGAAAGCGTCGGCTCAAGCGAAGGATCGGCCAGCATCAACACGGCGCCGACGTCGCGGTTTGTCGAGGCGCCGGTCTGTTCACACAGGACAGGAAAAGCGAGCGCGCCAGCATCGTCTGCGGTGACAGCGGCCGTGGTGACAAAGGTCTGGCCGCCGCTCGAAAAGCGAATGCCCGCAGGATAGACCTGGTTGGCAGCCCCCGTTCCCGTTACGACGCCAGAGGCGGCCGATGCGGGCTTGGTCCAGATGCCGATATCGGCGGCCAGCAGCGAAACCCACTCGGCGTTGTCGGCAGACCACAGGAACATGTTGCGGTGGAGCCAGCCGAAGCGCAGCTCATATTCACGTGCCAGCAGGGAGATCGCCTTGGCGATGACATAGGTGATGTTGATGCGCAGGCTGGCATCGGTGCCCGGCATATACTGCCTGAAGGCACCGCGCACGGTGCGCGATATCTCGTCGAGCGAGCGAAGCGGAAAGGCCATTCTGTCACCTGATCGAAGGCGTTAAGGGATCGCGCGCCAGGGTTCCCCAGAGCAGCGCGAAGCGTTGCGAGAAACGCTGCTCGCCGGCATTGCCGTAGCCGCGCACATCGAGATCGAGCCGATTCTGGGTCCGATTCGCGAAAGCCGTCACATCGAAACGGGCGAATGCACCATCGTCGATCAAAGGTTGCAGCGCTGCACGGGCATAGTCCTGCGCCTCAAGCTCAAGATCCTCTGTCAGTGCGCGACGACGCAGTAGCCAGAGGCGAGACCCAAGCGGCACTTCACCCGGTTCAAGATCGAAACTATCGCCGGGCCAACCACGATTGGCATCTCCGTCGCGCAGCTCGGACACCTCGACGCGGCAATCCGTCATCAGGCAGATCAGGACGGCCGTCGCCAACGATTGACCTGCACGCAACCCGGCTGGATTGACAGGATCGTCAGTCACGGAGATTTCCAGATCGCCTATTATGCCGTTCCACACGACATCGGGATCGAGCATCGGCGTTGCCGGCCCGTCGAGCGCAATGATACGCATGTCTGTCTTTCAGGTTGTCAGGACGCCGTTGGCGAAATTGCTGGTGTCGACATCGCCATCGCTGTCGATCGTGCCCTGCGCCGATACTGGCCTGTCAGCATTGGGACCCCCAAGCTTGACCTGGCCTTCGAGGATGATCGTCGGCGCGATCATGTGGATGACGGTCGCATGCACGATGCGCAGATCGGCCTGCACCACCGACACGATGTTGCCGGTGTGATCGTAGATCGCCGTGCCGCCCATGGCGATATCCGGGCGAAGCGACGGATTTTCACCGCCGAAGACATAGGCGGAGTCGCGATTGCCGCGTGCCGACATGGCAACGCCGATCCCGCCCTTGACGGGATGCGAGGCAAAACCATGCGGCTCGGGGCGGTGAACCCGTTCGAACCTGTCACCGGCAAAACCCTTGCCGCCGATGAACTGCTGTCCGTCCTTGTGCTCGACTTTCCCGTCAAGCTGGAAGCGCGTGAGGTGGCTATCGAACATGACGCTACTCCCCCTCGTCGCGGTATGCCGGATCGGATGCCGAAGGCGCGCCCCACCCGCTCGCCGAACTGCCGCGCGGATTGTCGCCGCCAAGCGCGCGAGGATCCTTCAGGGACAGCGTCGCCCTGGTGCCTTCGTTTTCATCGGCGCCCTGCTCCAGGGCGACTTCGGCGATCACCATGTCCTGATTGATGCCAAGCCAACTGTCGTCGACCGCCACAAGAAAATTGCGTGTCCAGAGGCGCCCTGCTCCGTCGCGCCATCCGGGTGTGACGATCGAGCAGGACGTGCCGTTGCCGGCACCGCGCTGCGCTTCCCATTTGGCGCGCTTCTTCAGGCGTGCCGATGTCGCTTCGCCCTCATAGGTCAGGATACGCGGCCGGTTACGCTTGACCCCGGCATCGTTTGCAGATCCTTCCGACCGCAAGGCCGGTGCCGTGACGCCGGTCGAATTCTGGCCGCGCACCTTGACGGATGAAAACCGGCCGGCTCCCGTGATCTGCGCTTCGGCTTGCTTGATATTCTTCCCGCGAACGAGACCGCCAGCGTGACGCCCCTCCGGCTTGTCGGCAAGCTTCAGCTTTCCCTTTTCGGTGTCCTGTATCAGCACCCCTTGCGCGCGTGCATCGGTCTCCAGGGTCTGGAAAAGGCTTTCGCCGGGGACAACCTTGTGCCTAGCCTTGCGCTCGGTTTTGGGATTTCCTTCGACGCCGATGCCGAGCGTGTCGAATTCCCTGGCGATGTCGAGCAGATCGCAATCCTTCTTGTACCCGCTCGGATGATCGATCGAACACTCGACGGCATCGATCGTGCGCGACACGAACGTCACCTCATAGGACCGGTCCGCCTCGCCGTGGCTGCCGCGAACATCGCGCACGAAACCGGCGCCCCACAGGTCGCCGGAGACCGTTATCGTGGCGGGGTCGTCAGGCTGGCAAGGCACGCCATCGCCGGTATGGGCGACGGTGAAGGAGGCCTCGCGGACCGCCCCCTCGGCACTAGCTGACAGGCGGCAGGCCTTGTGCGACAATGGCTTGCCGGCAACGTTGAAAACGACTGTTTCGAACATGTCAGTATGCAAGCGCCTTCAGCGGCGACGGCATCAGCATCGGCGTGCCGGTTCCATTGCGCTCCATGATTTCCGCACCGCGCGACGCCTGCCCGTAGAGATCGAACGCGATCAGGGATGACGGCAGGGAAATGCCGGTTTCCACACGGACGATCGGCGCAGCATTCGCGGCCAACCGCGAAAGCTGGACTGTCGCCTCCCCGATAAGCCTCACCGCAAAATCGAGAACGATGTGACCAAGCGCGTCTCCGACCACTGGATAGGCAATCTCTGCCTGAGCAGCGAGACGCACCCTCGCGGCGGCGGCATCGGGTTGCGCGGGATATGAAGCGCGCATGACGGCGAAGGCGTGAACGACAAGCCGGCCAAGCAAGTCGACCGGCGCGGCATCCTCGACATCGTCGAGGGCGATCAATGTCGCAGAAGGATCGGCAGCCTCGCCGACAAGGCGGCATAGTTCGAGGTAGGCGGTCGCGGCGGTGTCACCACCTGCCGCGATCACGGCCTGCCTTTGCTGCACCAGAATGCGATCGTCGGCGTCGGCGATGAGCCGGTCACACAAGTGGAAAAGCCATGAAATCATTTGAACAGGCTCCCGATTGCGCCGCTGACAAATACAATGCCGGCGTCAAAGATGTCGCGCAGCGCAGAGATGCCGCCAATCGAAGCCGATGCCCCGGCGCCGGCTTCCACGAAAGAGAGGCGATAGGCGATGTATCCCGCGCGATCCTTGCGGCGTTCACGCTCGCACCCGATGCAGTGCATCATTCTGGCGGGGTCGATCGGCAGCACGAGGAGTGCCGGCCCAGGCGCATCGCAGGCGCGTTCCAGCACATGTCCGATAGCGTCGGCGGCATCGGTCGCGACATAGGCGCTGACCGAAATGGCCGTCGCCATGCGGCCCATATCCTCGGTAAGAGGACGCTCGCCGCCCGAGATGTCGTGAACGACAACGCGGCGGCCGCGCATGGGGCCATCGTCTTCGACATGGAAAGGCACGCCCCGGAACGAGGCAGGCCGAAGCTTGAGCCAATTGCGCATCAGATCTTCTCGCGAAGCCCGCCAGCGTTGGGCATGGTGCGGCCCTTGTCGCCGGTTGCTGGCGCCAACGAGCCGACCGACGATGTGCGGACATTGGCATTGACCGTAACGGTGCCGATGCTTGCCCTGAAGGATTGAGCAGCTTCCTGCCCGATCTGGGCGCCGATGCCGGCAACCATTTGCTTGAAGACGCTACCAGCCTCTCCGCCCGCCCGATTGACCGCCTCGGCCGCTTCGCGGATCGACTGCGCCGCGCCGCTGCCGCCAGAATTCAGGGAGCTTTCGATCTCGTTCGAGATGCCGGATGCGTCGCTGCGCAGAAGTTTCATGGAAGCTTCCTCGCTTTCACGGAAGCTGGCGCCGCCTGCTGGCGGCAGCGCGAAGTCGGGACTTCTGGTCGGCGCCAGCAGGTCCTGCATTCCAGCCCTGATGGCGCCCGGCAGTTCGCCAATCGCCTGCGCGATCGACGAAGCTATCGAGGATTGGCCGGCGGACGGCGCAGCTCCGAAGTCGCCAGCCAGAAGCTGTCCACCGCCCGCCGCATGCCGGAACTCGTCGAACGACGCATCGCCACTGGACGCGGCAGGCAACGCGGCCAAAGCAGTTCGCCTGGCGCGGCGTTCGTCCGCCTTCCTCTGGCGCATACCTTCAGGCGACGGCGCGACGAAGCGGTCATATTTCAGGTCCGGCAGGGGGAAGTCGAGGTCAGAACGCCCGGCAGGAACCACCATGGTTGCCGGCAATCCATGCGCCTTTCTGTCGACCACAGGCGCGTCCTGGCGACGCGAGGGCAGTTCAGGCGAAAGTGCCAGAGCGCCTTTTTCAGCTATCTTACCTTCAGGCGAACGCCAGCCACCTTCGAAGGCAGCGAGGCCACGCGCTTCCTTGTCGAACCAGTTGCGCGCTCGCCAGGTCTGCTGCTGTTGCGGCGTCAGTCCGCGCTTGTTGAGGCCTTCGGTGATTGCCTGATCGAAATCGAGAAAGCCGGTAGCGCTGTCCAGCAAGCCGGTGACGGGCGGCGCTATCGTATTTCCGAAGGATGTGCTGAAGCGTGTCCATGACGACGCCATGCGATCAAGCTTCGTCTCTGTGTCGGCAAGAACCTTGTTCACGTCACGCATAGTAGCGCCGTCGACGTTCGCCAGGGCTCGCTGAAATCCCTCCATATCCTTGCGCCCCTGCAACAGGGCGCGCATGCCGACCTGAAACTGCGCATCAGTGAAGAGCTGCGGGATCTTCGAAAGGTCGCCTTTGGTTGCTTTCTCCGAGAGGTCGAGAAAAGTATCGACCAGATCACGGCCTTCCTTGCGTGCCTTGGCAAGTTCGGCGCGCAGATCGACGCCGAACTTGGCAAACTTCTTGACTGTCTCTTCGCTCTCCATCTTTTGGAAGATGTTCTGCGCGGCGGTCGCCGCTTCGCCAGCTGAGCCTGTGCGTTGGCGAATGGTCTGGAGCATCGCCGCAAGCTTCCCCAAACCCTTCTCGCCCTTGTATCCGAGCGCCGCAAAGGCTGGGGCCATGGACGGGAGATACTGCGCCATGTCCTTCAGTTCGAACTTTCCCTGCTTGCCGGAGGTAACAAGGATGTCGAACGCGTGCTGCATCTTGTCGCCGGCAATGTCGAAAGAACCAGCTACAGCGTCGGCGGTGGTGGCGATGTCCGCTATCTCTGCTCCTGCAGCCTGAGCAGTAGCAGTCACCGCAGGCAGGAACTTCATGGCATCATCGGCTGACCGCCCGGCTGCAACCAATGTTTCCAGACCGGTCGTCACGTCGTCCTGCGCGATGGCGTATTCGTAACTGATCTGGTTGACGGTCTTCAGCATGCCGCCGACCGCTTCCTTGCCTTGGTCGGCATTGATGGCGATGCGGTTGAGGCGACGTTCGACGGCCGCGTAAGCGACAACCGAACGCTGCACGCCCATCGCGATGGCTGCCGGCGCAAGGTAGCGAGCAGTGGCCGCGAGCGTGCTGACGGTTTGCTTGTAGGCGGCGGTCTGGGTCCTGGCCAGTGCGGTCTGAGACCTGTTGAACGCCTTGGCGGAACGATCCACCTGCGCCAGCTTGGTCTGCAACGTCTCCAAGGCCCGCATGTTGCCGAGCTTGGACGAGATGCGCAGGATCGCTTCAATCTCGCGATTGGACATCAACGTGTACCCTTGGGTTGATCCTGCACCCAGGCCACGTAGCGGCCGGCCTGCATGATGATGAGAGAAAGGGGCAAGGCGCCGACGTCGCCTATGCCCTTTTGCGCGCGCCAGATCAGGAGGTCGGCGGCTCGTTCAACCGTACCGCTTCGGTAAAAAAACCCTTCAGCGCACCCTCGATGCGGAGTGTGTCCGCCAATGAAAGGACGGCGAGGATGGCCGGTGCGGTCGCTCCGGCAGGCGCCTCGACAAGACGTTCGGCATAGGAGCGAAGCGCATCCCGGTGTGAAACCATGACGGTTCCATCCCCGGTCGGTTGCCACTCGGCAATCGGTCCGATCGACCAGTATTCAGCGCCGGTCGGCTCGCGGACCGTTAGGCTGTCGAAAGCGACACCGTGAACCTGATACTTTTTCGACAGCGGAACGGATTTGTCAGCCATCAGCCAAGCCTCTGATAGCTGTCCGCACAGATGCCGAGCTGCGAAAGCTCGCCATTGATGCGATTGGACGAAGGCTTTCCGGTCCAGAATGCCGAGGTGAACAGATGCGTCACGCCCGTCTTTTCCTCGACGATCGTGATGTTGTGGCGGTCGGCGTTGAGCAGATCGTCGAAGTCCAGGCCATCATCGGCGAAGACCAGTTCGGCCCTCGGCGCATCCGGCGTGATGATCCGGTCGGCGCGGCCGTCCTGATTGGTGACGGCATCGTTCGACTGATGCGCGCCGAGAATGGTGATGGTTCCACGCAGCGAGAGGTTGTAACCGGTCGAGCCGGTTACCCTGATCTTGCCGCCGAAATCGCGTCCGGCCATGGAAGTGTCCTTTCAGGTTGTGAGGGGATGGCCGGCATAGCCGGCCGATTTGATGCAGCAGCAGGCCTTACGCGGCAGCAGCTGCGGCGCGGAACTGCGAATAGATCACCGCATTGGTGGCGATCACGTCGAGCGGGTTGACCATGTCCAGCGGCGCGTAGATGTCGACGCGGTTCGGGTTGTCGGCATTGCGCTGCACGCGCAGCTGACGCGCCGCCATGTCAAGGTTTTCCAGCACACCTGTCAGGACCATCTCCTGGTATGTGTGCACGAAGGTCGCCTGGATATCGCGCGGCGTCGAAATCGCCTGGACGTTGCCGGGGTTGTCGTCGGCGATGGCCTTCTGACCGTGTTCGATGGTGAGCGCGGTGCGGAACTTGCGCAGCGCATAGACCAGCTGGCCGATCTTCTGGAGGTCGCGGAAGGTCGTATCCGTCACGCCGAGCGTGGTGCGCTGCATGGTGATGATCTTGTCGACCAGTACCCGCCCCGCCTGATCGACAGACCATGTCGAGATGCCGGACCGGAGGAAGGAGTCTCGCGTGGCGTAGCCGTACCACTTCGAGCGGTCACGCGGCGGCGAAAGACCTTCGACGACAAGGCCGGTCTGGTTGCGCGACACGTTGCCGTTGGCACCGTCGGCCAGCCACGGCGTGATGCGGGCCAGGACGCCGGCAACCCACTGCCAGGACGGTTCCGCGTTGCCGCCAGAGGCAGGACGCGGCAAGGCGGTGATGTGGCGATCATCCTGCGCGAGACCGGCCGTGGTGATGTTCGCAACCGTATCGGTGATCGGATAGACGACATGGCCATAAACCTGCCGGTTCCACGCCCAGCGGCCGGAGATATCGGACAGCAGCGCCTTGTAGCGCCCGACATTGTTGGCGTCGGCGAAGGGCGAGGCGATCCAGTCGAAGGGATCGTCGCCGAGCGCGGCAAGGCCCGCCGACAGATCGGGCGAGCCGGCGCCGGGCGTGGTCGTCGCAAACGTCAAGGCGGCTCCCGCGAAAGCGTTCGTACCGGTCAGCACCGGGACGAAGACATCGACATCCGTAATCACCAGCCCTTTGTGGCGAGCGGTCAGCGTCACGACTGCGGCGGCAGCAACCGCCGTGAAGGGCAAGGATGCCTCCGTCAACGGATCGAAATACCCGTTGATCGCAGCGGCAAGCGCGGCCGCGACACTGTTGACCGTATCGCCGGCTGCGATGGTGATGGCCAAAGGCTCGCCGGCAATCTCGATCACGCCGACACCACCGTTTGCCGGCACGTTCGCCACGGTGATGGTGCGAACCTCGGCCGTGCCCGTCTCCGTCACCGGCAGGCACCAGATTTCCTGTGCCGGCGCGTTGCGGCGGGCGATCCGTACCATGTCGTCGAGCATGGAGCCGGCGCCGAACAAGGCACGCGCTTCGATGGTCGATGGGCACGCGACTGGCTGGTCGAGCGTCGCGGTGCCGGCCGCCACCTTGTGGCCGATCAAGAGAAGCCGCGAACTGTTCTCGAACTGGCCGCCGCTGTTCACCTCGAAGGTGACGATCGGCGCGACGATGTTGCCGGGGATGGTATTAAACAGGGCCATTGTCTTTCCCTTTGCGTTGGCCGCCAGCGGCGGGCTGTGGTTCCTTGACGATGTCTCCGTCCGCGATCAGCGCCGCGTAGAAGGGATGTTCGGTGTCGACGGTCTCCCCATCGGTGCTGAAAAGCCTGCCGTTCCTGTCCGGCATCGGCACTTTCAGCGCGTCGCTGGCGAGCCTGTAGCGTTCAAGCATGGGGCGCTCCTGTCCAAAGAATGGGGTTGTCGGTCGCCGGATCGGCGGCCGGGTTGTCGAATGCCGCAACGCCGGCAAGCGGCGGACGTGGGTCGGCGGCAAAGATACCGGCCAGCTGCGCAAGCTTGTGCTTGGCATAGGAAGTGTCTGGCAGCTTTTTGAACAGGGTCGCCATCGGCTCCGGCATGCCGCCGTGCTGCTGATCGAAACGATCGTCCTCGATCACAGCGGAAAGACGCATCGTCGTGCGCTGCCAGCGCAGGCCCAATTCCGGCACGCCGAACGCTTCTTCCTCGATCTTCCGGATGCCGATGATGGTGTCGCGAAACAGGAAGCCGCCCTGGCTGAATTCCAGCAGGTTGCGGACCTGGCTGGTCAGCGCCGCAAGGACGAGCCGCGCGTCGGGATCGTCCCCCGCCATGGCGTCGGCATAGTCCGGACCGCCTTCGTCACGAGCCGCGATTGCCAGTTCGCAGACGATCTCGATTTCGGTGCTGCATTCGCTGTCGGCTGCGTCGGCGGCATCGCCCCGGCGTGACACCGATGACGATCTGGTGTGCAGCGCAACGGTCGGCGTGTACTCGCGGTCCCTGTCCAGGTCCTGGAGTGCCGTGGAACGCGAGTCGAGGACATTGCGTCCGGCAAGCGTCGGATAGTCGGAATTGCTCGCCAGCGATGCAGTCGGGCACAACACCTCTATCGCGGCGAGCCGCGCGGCTTCTGCGGAAAGCATCAGAGTGGTCCGATCTGTTTTGCGACCGCCAGCGTCAGCATGGCGCCGCCGAGGCCATCGGGATCGATCGCGGTAACTTCAAAGAACGCGGCGTCGAAGTGCCGGTGCAATATGTCGTCGGTGCGCAGCTTCGCCGGATCGTACAGCCGGATCGAGGCCCTGATCGGCCCAGCCCGGTTGGTCGTGACCTGAAGCCCCGGCCGCATCATCGGGCGGGGATCGTCGAGGCGCTGGCTATCGCTATCCTGATAGAAACAGGCCTTGACCTCATAGGACGGCCGTTCCGTCGACCACGCCGGCTTGCCGTTCGGGCCGCCGACCTTGTCGACGGGACGAACCGTGCATTCGTCTCCGTTTACGGTTTCGACGACTGACCGCGAAACGTCAGCCAGCCGTCGAAAGAGGGCTGCCATCATCAGACCGGCGTACCGAGGCGAACACGACCAGTGTTCGAAGGATTGGCTGCCACATCGGCGGCATAGCCGAGCAGCGTGTTGCCGGTGGCGACGGTGGTTGCCAGCGAGGCTGCGGCGTCCCAATAGACCTTGGCGCCGAGGGTCCAGGCCTGCGCCTGCACCTTGGGCAGATCATAGACGCCTTCGAGGTGGATGGTTGCCAGGGCGCCAGCTGCCGCCGTCACGCCGGGAATGCCGACGAGACCGCCCGAAATGAAAGGCGTGCCGGAGACAACGCCGCCGGCCGGCACGGTGATGTCGATGGCATCACCCGGTTGAACGAAGTTCTTCATGGGTCAGATCCTTGAAAACGGAAACGCGCGCCGAACGATGATTGCCGGCACGGCGCGCGGCGTGCCGGCAAGATCGATAGAGGCGGGTTATGCGCCGGGGTTCTTCCAGCCGAAGCGGAAGTCGGTGGCGCCGACGCCGAAGTCGTGCTCGACCGACATGGCGAAACCCTGCTGGCCGAAAGGCTCATCCGTGCGGACGCGCGGTGCCTCGTATCCGTCCAGATAGCCCCAACGATAGTTGGAACCGGTTGCGGGATCGGCAAACAGATGCCAGGCATTGCCGGTGATCATGCCCGTCTCGATCGGCTCCAGGCGACCGGAGAAGATATTGACGTTCGACACGGTTGCCGGCGTGATCGACGCGACCAGCTTTTCCGCCTCCGTCAGCTTGTCCGGACCGACGAGCAGGATGCGGGCACGGTTCTGCAACAGCGGATTGTCGCCGATGCTCTTCTGCTTCGACATTGCGGCGCGACCCTTGCCGACATTATCGACGTCAATCACGGTGCCGGCCGCAGCAAGGTTGCTGTGATCGGCATGGAATACCGCCTTGCCGTCAGCCAGATTGCCGTTGAAGGCACCCGTGTAGAAGGTGATTTCCTCGAAGAGCGCGACAGTATCCCCATAGCTCGACAACATGTCGGCAATGGCGCCGATGTCATCGTTGATCAGCATGTTGCGGGAAACGCGCAACGCGATGGCATAGGAGAACGCCTGCACGGTTTCCTTGCCTTCCTTGAAGGCGCCATACTTGATTTCGCCGGTTTCCAGCACGCGCTGGAGCAGCGGGAAATCACCGACCTTGACCACGGATGCCGGACGGAAGTCACGGAAGTTGCGCTGCCGCGCAATGCGGCGGTAGGTCGGTTGCGCCAGAGCGTAACGGCCTTCGAGGGTGCGGTTGATGGCGCCTTCGAAGATGATGGGGAAGTCGGAAGTCGACAGCGAGCCGGCACGCGAGAACAGATCGTCGACCTGGCGGGCATTGAGCATGCGGCCGCCACGGAAGTTGACCGCGTCGGCTGCGATATCGACCAGACCGCGTTCCATGTACTGGCGCGCCTGCTGGCTTGGACCGGCCTGCGGCAGCGGTGCGCCGAAACGATAGGCCAATGCCTCGATCTGGGCAGAACGACGCGTTTCGGTTTCGTCCTGGCCGATCTGCGCGCCGGGGGTCGTCTGCGTCGAGCGGGAGCGTTCGGCCAAGCGATCGAACAGCTGTGCACGGAACGCCTGCGGCGAAGTGCCGGAGCGGATTGCTGTCTGCTCTTCCTCGGTCGTCAGCTCCACGCCCTGGCGGCGGGCAAGTGCCGCGATACCGACGATGTCGGCAGCGCGCGTGGAGAGGTCATCGGCGCCGCCAGTGCGCTGACGGTTGTTGTCTTCCTCTTCCGTGTCGTCTTCCTCGTCGACCTCGGCGAGGCGATCCATCGCACTGCGCACAGCGCCGATCTGGTCGAGGATGGCTTTATGCTCATCTTCGATCGCGCGTGCGGCGTCGGCGCTCGTATCGTCCTTGATCTCGGCAAGCTTTGCGGCGGCGCGCGCCTCCAGCCTGCGGAGTTTCTCCAGCAGCTTTCTCATGATGTGTCTCCAGAGTGCGCCTCGCCCGAGAAGGCAGATTGTCGGGCATCCGCCAAAAGGCGGCGATTGAGCAACCGGCTAGCGGTTGCCCATTCCATAAGAGCGCATGCGCATTTCGCGGCGCAGGCGCTGATTGGCATTGATCGTGTCAGGATCGGCGTCGACCCTGCAGGCGAAGAGGCCTGTTTCAGCATCCGCGCTGCGGAACTGCGCGCCGGCATCGGCCGGGACCGGGACGGCGGACAATTCCCATGGCTCCCAATCGATCACCCGATGCACGGCGATCTGACCGGCGCGCTCCTTCTTCTCGACGGCATGGATGCGGTAGCCGACCGAGATATTTCGCACCACGCCTTCCTTGATCTTAGCTACGCGGTCGGCGGCGTCGGGCGAATTCGATAGCTGGACACGGGCAAAGCCCTTGCCGCCTTCGATGCGTGCAGAACCGGGAACGACGGAGCCAAGCACATCGGCAAGGCTCCATTTGCTATGGGTGTCGAGCAGCGGCGCGCCGGCATTGAGGCGATCGAGGCGGACACTTTTCGCGTTGACGATCAACTCCTCGTCGAACTCGCCGTCTTCCCAAGTCACACGGCGGAAGGTGGCACCTGTGGTCCAGATGACTTCCACGGTGGAAGCGACTTCGTCGAACGATCCTGCGCGGACCTCGGCGTCGCGCATCATCTGCGGCAGTCGGATGATCGTGCTCATGGCTGTTGCTCCATTTCCACGCGTTGCGGGCCACCCTGCGCCGGCCGGCGCGGATCGATATCCAGTGTGACCTTGGCTTTGTCGGCCGCGGCGAAAAAGGCCGCCGCGTCTTCGAGGCTCTTGCGCCAGTCGACACCCCAGGAAGACATGAATTCCTGCGGCGACATGCGCCCGCTTCGGACTGCCAGGATGTCGGCTTCCATGTCCTTCTTCGGATCGATCGGCTCGTTCGCCGGCATGATGAGATCGACAGGATAGCCGCCCCTGCGCTGCGGCAGCATGCCGGCCAGCAGGGCGCGGCCTGTGAAGCGGCGGACGGTCGGCATGACCATGCGCGGCGCCAGGATGCCCCACTGCAATTGCTCGACGAGGCGGCGGAATTCGATCTTGCCGGCCCGCAATGACGAATAGTTGGCGCGTGTCAGGTCGCCGGTCAGCTGGTCGTAAGTCATCCAGGCGCCGGCCGCCATGCCCTGCATGGCCGCGACGTGGATTTCCTGAAACGACGACTGCGATGACGGATTGGCAAAAGCGATGTCGGAATCGCCGATGTCGGCAATAGTGCCCGGCTCGATCTTGGTGATCTTCTTGCCGTCTTCATCCTTTTTGGCAGCCAGTACGTTCACGCCGCCGGGCTGCCGCTTCAGGAAACCGGCGAAGCTTGCCTGCGTGCGCGCCTGGACGATGGCTGCCTCGATCAGATCCTGATCTTCCTTGCCGGTGAGAAGGATGGCGGAAAACCACGAGACCCCCCTTATCTGTCCCCACCGCAACGGGCGATAGAGGTGGCAGAGATCGTTCCACGGCACGCGCGTGGAATTGCGGGCGCCGGCAAGCGTCATGTCGCCGGGATGCTCGGGATGCAGCCACAAGGCCTGCCGCCTGTGATAGTCGCCAAGCTCGACGCCAAGCCTGAAGTTGTCGCCCGACAGGCCGCGATCCTTGGTGCTGTCGATCTGGTCTCCTTCCAGGCCCTGGAGCCAGAGCGGCACAAGGCCGCCAGCTTGATCGATGTTGGGATCGATGAAGCGCAGCACGGATTCGCCACCTTCGATCATGGAGCGAACGGCAAGCGCCTGCATGGCTCCGAAGTCCATGACGCCTTCCGCATCGGCGCCGCCGAGCCAGTCTTGCCACAGCATGCGGAAGCGGTTGTCTGCACGGTCGGAGCCGGTGTTCGGTACAACCGTGATGCCGGTGCCGACGGCGTGCGAGACCAGCACATCAAGAATGCGCTGCCCCTGCCAGCTATCGCGAACGAATTCGCGGGCACGATCGCGCAGCGACGAAAGCGCCCCGGCGATCTCGACATTCGCCGAGGTCGAGCGGGAGCGCCAGCCGCGATTGCGACGACCATTGCGGGCTGCCGCATAGTCGCGCTCGCGGTATTGATCCAGCATCGCTCTGGCATTGGCGCGCTTCAGGCCCATCCCAGGCGCGAAGACCGCGATGGTCTTGTCGAGGATGTTCATCAGGTACCGCTCTGGTATTCGACGACGATCAGGCCGCCGGTCGTGGTGCCGTCGATTTCCGCCTTGATCTGGTCGCGGATGCGCAGCATCTCATCGAGCGAACGGAATTCCGTCTCGTGTGTCTGGAAGCGCACCTTGCGCGCGCCTGTGGCGATGGCGGCGCTGATCGCTGTGAGATCGTCTTGTGTCCAGGCCATCAGTCGTTGTTCCACCAGCTATCCGCGACGCCGTCGCCGCTATCGTGTGCCCGTTCGCTCTTCATTGTGTCCGCCGGCTGCGCGCTGGTCTGCGCCTTCATTGGCGCCGGAGCGAACATGTCAGGCAGCTTCACTTCGTCCGGCACACCGCGATCGGCGATCAGCGTGCGCCACTGCTCTTCCGTCATGCGCGAGATGCCCAGGTAATCGGCCAGTGCCGCACCGTAGATTTCGCAATCGAGCAGGTGGTTTTCCTCGCCACTCCGGACCAACCAGACGCGACGGATGCGACCGCGATAGTTCTCGTTGCCGAGATATTCGGACGTGATCTGGCGGAAGTAGACTTCATCCATCCAGCCCCCGAAGTGGCAATAGCCTGCAGGGAATGTCAGCTGCATGCCATCGGCGCCGCCTTGCTTCGCGAGGTCGGCATAGAATGCCGCCTTCAGCGACCATGTGCCGACGCCCCAGACCATGGCACCGCTACGGATGCGCTTGCCGTTGAAGTCGATATCGACCGGCGTCGGCTGCCCGAGCGCAGGCCGCGACCAGCCGTCGAGACCCTTCAGGGCGAAAGTCGCCGCCTTGCCGCGAACCCATGTGTAGACGACATGGCTGCGATAGCCGCTGTCCACGCCGAAGGCATCGACCTGCCGCGTTCCGCCGAAGGCGTCGGGCCAGCGGCGCTGGCGTATTTCCTCCAGCGCAGAGAACGCACCCGAAAAGGGATCGTCGGTCGCGCCGGCAATGTAACCAGCATCGACGCGCCATGACTGGCGGTCCGGCCCATAGGCTTTGATGACATACCAGATGCCATTCATCTGCACGTCGGCGGAACCGACCAGCACCAGCCCGAGCGGCGGGATGTGGCCCTTCTTCAGCTCCGGCGAGCGGCGGGCCATCAGCTGCACATGATCGGGTGCATCGCCCTTCACGTCGAAGGCTAGACCGAGCGTCAGGTTATAGAACGCCTTCAGCTTCTTCGGATCGCCGGATGCCTCGACGAAGCGCTGCGCGATCTTTTCCCAAGGCACGAACGGCGATGTCAGAGCATCGAAATGATAGCTCGGATAGGCGCCGGGACGCGCGGCGGTGGCGATCCACCGCCCCTTCTTCATCAGGGCGACCTTCTCGTGGCTTTCCACGATCGAGCCGCAGCACGGCGTTACGTAGTGCGCCTTGAACGGGTAGACCTCTTCGAACTTGAAATGCTTGCGGTCGAAGACGAAGTGGAACTGCTCGCCGCAACCGGGGCAAGGCATGAACCAGTATCGCTGATCGCCAGCTTCGAAGGCCTGATCGATCTTGGAATCGCCCTTGATCGTCGGCGTCGAGACCTTGGCGCGCTTCCAGTCGCCCGACATCAGGAACGACTCCTGACGGGCCTCGACCATGACGAGCGGGTCGCCCTGATTGTCGAGATCGTCCGGGTATTCGTCGATCTCGTCGAGCAGCGCGACCTTGATCGTCTTACTGCGCAGGTCCGCCGCCGAGGTGGCGATGGCCAGCGTCAGCGAGCCGCCGGGGTAGACCTTCGACGTTCCGGTCGAAGCGCCGGCCTGCCGCGATGTCTGGCTGTGAACCTTGCTCTTGAGCGGTTCCGACTTCTCGATGACCAGCGAGAGTTTCTCGCGGTTGAAGTCAGCCAGTGCGCCGCTGGTAGGCTGGACGATCATGATCCGACAAGGATCTTGATCGATGTAGTGCGCCGTCGATGCCAGCAGCATCATGGTGAAGCCGGTCTGCGCCGACTTCCTCACCGCGATCTCGTTGACGCCGCTGTCCATGCCGAGCATGTCAAGCGGTTCAAGGATGTAAGGCGTGAGGCCCGCATCCCAGATTTCACCGGCCTTCGGGCCGTCCGGAACAACCAGATGTTCCTGCGCCCAAGCCGAAGGAGCAAGACGCTCCGAAGGCGAGATGACGGCGGCAAGCGCACCGGCCACGATAGCCAGAGCGGATCGCGGGAAACGCACGCGCATCGGCTATTCCTCGAACAGCTCTGTTTCAGTGCCGCCTTCGGCCTCTTCGAGCTTGCCGGCCTCAACCAGGTCTGCGAGTGCCTTGGCAACGGCTTGCCGCTGCGCTTGACCCTTTTGCCGCAGCACCCGGCTGACCGCAGGCTGTCCGCCGTTCGCCGCAGCTTCGGCGAGGTCCGAACTCCAGCTGAGCGACTGATCCAGAACCCGCGTGATGGCCGTGGCCGCGCGGACCAAGGCACGATCGAGGTCCTTGATCGGCACAAGCTCGCCTTGGCGTTCAGCCAGGTCGAGGGCCTTTAGCCGGGCCTCGTATTGGGCGCGCTCGGTTTGGGCGTCGCGCAGACGCGGCGGCGTCTCTTCGATGTTGATCTGCCGCTTCGTCTCCTCGGCCTGCTCTTTGGCGCTGTCGCCGACCTGCCCGACTGCACGGTCGAAAGCAGCGAGATCGACCATGCGCGAACGGCCCTGGAAACGCGTTTCCAGCACGCCGCGCTCGACGAGGCGATCGACCCTCTCCTTGGCGGACTGGCGATGGATGCCCTTGCGCTTGGCAAGGTCCGAGATCGAAATCCACACGCCGCCGCCAGCCGGCGGCAGCGATCCATCGCTTCCGGCTGGTTGTAAGGTCGTCATGGTCTTCCGTCAGGTTTGTCAGGTCAGCTTTTTGAGGGGGCTGACTAGCGAGATTTCGGGGTCGCCCCGGCCCGTAAGGGGGCGGTGGCGGGGAAGGACCCGTTGGGTCGGGCGGTCTAGGCCGAGGGCAGAAGGCGCCCAAGCTCATGAAGGAAGCGAGGCATCAAGGTCTCCTCGATCACCTCGGCCAACAGCTTGAGATAGACGCTCTCGTTGTTGGTGATGTCGTGAGCCGGGTTCGGTCCGAACAACTCGCGGATCGGTAGGCGCTCGCTGCCTTCCCGCATCATGACGCCTGCATGTCCGCTGGCCATCTTGGCGATGAAGGCGTGGCGGTACGAACCGCGTGCACGAACCGCAACGCCCTTGGCATTCTGCCGTGCACCCAGCTTGTAAAGGCTGATCCAGTTCGATCTCTGGACCACCTCGGCGGTGTTGCCACCAGCGTTGAATTTCGCGGTGGTCCGCTCACGGATCAGATGCTGCGGCAACTTCAGCCGGGGCGCCTGCCGTTTGATCAACCGCGAACGGGCAGTCTCCGATACGCGGGATGCGGCACGGGCAAAGGCCTTGGCCTTGATCTCATCCGGCAGCTTGGCGATTGCCCTGCTCAGATGCAGGAAGTCGGAAGCATCAGCCTGAAACATCGCCGTACCTCCTGAAATGAAAAACCCGCCTCGTTGCCGAAGCGGGTGATCAATCTTTTTATCCGTGACAAGTGATCCTCCAAATCTCGGTCGCAGTCAAGCGGGCGCAGGGGTGATTTTTTGAAGCCGCCGAAACCAGCGTGGAAAGCGCGCCGCAAGAGCGGCTTCGTGGCGCTCACGCTCCTCCTGCTCCAGGCGTGCAGCCGTCACCAGATCGGGAAGCGAGCGTGCCTTGTTCACAACCAGCCACGGCGCTGCGGGTACGGCAGTTGACATCATCACCACATCGCTAAGTTGCCGCGCGATGTCATCGACTACCAGCGATAGTGCCGATAGCCAGATTTCGTGTTCGGCACGAGCGATGATCGCGGCAACCGGCTCGGGATCGAGGTATGGCTTACGGTATGCACCGGGAAGAGGACGGCGCGTCCGGCTGCTCCATCCGTCCACCTCGACGTTTACGATCTTCGTCCGCTCGGTGCCATCGGCATTGACGCCATCGAGAACAGTCTGATGCCTGCGGACAAACCACTTGTCCTGACCGCTGCCAAACGCCTCGTGCCGCTTTTCGACATCGTCGATCTTCATGGCCTCGGTGTCGTAGCCCATGATCGCGCGGCGGATGATCAATTCCGATGGCTTCAGCCGCAGCGCCATTGCGCCGCCTTCGCGCTCGACGGTCATCTTTCGCCATGCATCGGATACCGCCTTGGCACCAAGGCCGCCGAACGCGTCCAGTTCCGGAGCGGGGCGCCAATCCTCGGGAAGCTCCAGCACCAGTTCATCCAGCGCCATGACAGCACCGCCGATCAGCACCGCGTCGTGGTGTGGCCACTCCCCTGCCGAGAAATCGGGAACGATGCCGTAGCTGTCAACGAGCGTGAGATATTCGGCAAAGCGGTCGGTCTTCGCCCAACTGGAACCGTAGGGCATGGGGCCGTTCAGATGCGGTCCGGTCTTCGGCAGCTCCTCGCGCCATGCCCAGGCAATCACATCCTCGACCGGGCCATAGCGTTTTCCTGCCGCATTGCGCGGCAGAAACGGCAATTTGCTCCTCACAAAACCGGGTTCTGCACTATCTGCACTGTTTTTTGACATCTGCACTGTCCTTTCAGAATTTAACTGCTTGCTTTCGCAAGCAAAAAAGAAGGGATAGGGCCGCAAGTGCCGATAGTGCGGATGACCAACGGCAACGCACATGAAGGCATGCAGTCCCCTATCCCCTGTTCACATCACGCGCACATGTGAGGCGCAGTCATCGGCACTATCGGCACTAACGGCACAAACCATTGATTTCCCAACCCTTTTGAAGTGCACATCCGAAAGCAGGTAAGCGGCATCGGCACTTGCTGCCCTGCCAAAAAGTGCAGGAAAGCGCGATCCAGGCACGCCAGCCTGAAAATGGGGAGAGGGAAACCGAGGTGATAAGGTCGCCGTTCATGCGCTGGCATCCTCACGGCCGCGCCGAATGCGGCTCTCACGTTCCCACCGCTTGTAAGGACGACCGCCTTCGGCCGCCTCGGCCGAGCGGTCGAGATGCCAGATATGAAAAATCTCGTTTGCGGCTTCGCGCTCCTGATCGGTAATGAGTGCATGCTCACCCCTATGAAGCTTGCGGCTGTAATGATTGCTCAGCTTGCGAAGCTGGCACTGCGCTGAAGCAGCGTCACATTCCGGCAGAGTACAACGAAAGCAGGGATCGTCTCTCACAGCAGCGCCTCCATGCATTGCGATATCTTCAGCACGCGCGAATGGGAGTGAATGCAGAGCGAGCGTAGTTTGGCACCCGATACTGCTCCCCAATCCCTACCGGAGCGCCGCTTTCTCATCATCCGCCCCACTGAATTGCAGCGGCAGCCATCATCCCCGGAAAGGATCGGCTGCGCAGGCGTGCGCGTTCTGGACCTGGCGACATTCGGTGGACGCGGTTCCACTGTCGCCACTCGGCAGTGTCCCGTTCCGGCTTCTCCAGCATCTCAGTCGGTCGCAACTCGCGAAGATTGCGCAGATACCAGCCCGTCGCCTTGAATTCGGGATGACCGAACCAATAGGGTTGCACGATATGCGCGGCGGGCAGGTCATCCGGCATGCGCGCGCGTGCCAGATCGTTCATCTCCGGATTTTCAAGGGCAATTCGCTCGATTGGAGCTTCCCAGCACGTCGTGAAGATGGAAACGCCTTCCTCGAATTCTTCCTTCATGCTTTCCCATGTGCGGCCGGACGGCAGACGTTTTGGGGGCGTCCATGCCCCCGGCCCACTCATCCATCGGCGACCAGACCGACAAAGCCGGGTGCAGGGCGGATGCATCACCGCAAGCAAGTCCCATCCTTCGTTCAGAATTCCATCGCGGATGTCGCAAATGATGTGTCGGTTGCTTCCGTCTTCGGCGCGTTCGATGTCGCAGGACCAAACATCATGGCCGCGCGCGGCGAAGGCGCGTCGAGCGATACCGCTCGTTTCGCAGCCGATGAGAATTCTAAGCCGCTGCGCCGCAACTGGCTGACCAGCAATCGGGTAGCCAGCGGGCGGAACTAGATGACGCATCAACGCTCATCCTCATGCGGATGATGATGCGAGCCATCCCCTGCCCCAGGTCGCCAATCGGGATGGATGGTGATCCCCTGATAGACGGTCTTGCCGTTCGAGCGGTGCCGCTTGAATTGCCGCATCTGGCCGTCCGGCCCTTCGAAGGCGCGCTCGGTCGCCTTTGAAAAGCGCTTCTCGAAGGTCGAGCGCGTCACCTTGAACACGCCTTCCCTGTCGGCGAAATTCTCGAAGGCGACGTAGAGATCGAACGGCTCTTCGTGGTCCTTGGTGTCACCGGTCACCACGCAGGCGAGACGGATGAACGTGCCGATGCCGTCACTCTCCTGCCGGTATTCCTCGCTGGCGGCCGTCACCTGCTTCGGCGTGTTCAGACCGTGGTTGAGGTATTCCAGCGCCCCTTCGACCATCCAGGCGAAGACGCCGGCAGCCTCCTTGCGCAGCTTGGAAGACAGCATCTTGTCGACCGCCGCCTTGTCGATCTGGATCAGCCACGGCACCAAAAGCAGGCGGCGCCAGATGCCGTCCGAATCGTCGTCGACGCGCGGCTTGTGGTTGCCGGACAGGATGATCTTGAAGTGCGGCTCGACCTCGAAGAAGTCCTTGTGCAGGCGCCGGACGGGGATCTTCTCGCCACCGGTCAGCGTCTTGATCAGGGCATCCTTCAGCTTGACGTTGGCTTCCGGCTCAGAAGCCGACACAAGGCGCGCGCCAGGCAGGCGGGCAAGGTCTGGCGTCGCCTCGCCGCCGCCGCGCTTGTTGTCACCGCTGAAGCTTTCGATCGACAGCGTGACGGCATAGTCGCCGAGGATGAAGCACAGCAGGTCGAGGAAGGTCGACTTGCCGTTGCGACCGGCGCCGTAGAAGAACAGCATCACCTGCTCGACGGTCAGGCCGGTCAACAGGTATCCGGCGAAGCGCTGGAGGAAGTGCCGTATTTCCGCGTCCGGCTGCACTTTCATCAGGAACTTGTCGAATTCCTCCGTCGACGGCCGCACACCGTCCTGCCACTCGGCCTCGATCAGCTTCGTGATCATGTCTTCCTGGCGGTGTTCGCGCAGGAAGGCCTTCCAGACCGTGATCATGCGCGGATCGTCCGGCTCGCTTTCCTGATCCTCGACCTCGACCTGGCGAAACTCGATAGTGCCGTTGCGGCAGTTGACGAAAAGGGGATCGGGGTTCAGGTCGCTGACCAGACGCGATACATAGGGCTGCGCCTCCGACATCATGTTGGTGAGCTTCGACGAGCCTGCAGTCGACTTCGCGTGCCGGCGCCGCGCCGACCGGCGATCTTCGATCAGGCCATAGACGGCCTCGGCCGCCTTGATCGCCTCTTGCTGATCCTTAACGAAGCGCTGATCGTCCGGCGTCGGAAGCTTCTTTTTCTTGCCCTTCGACAGGAAGCTTTCAAGCGCCTCGGATGCCACTTCGCCGGCACTGATGACGGCAAGCTCTTCCTCGGTCGCCTCGATCAGCTCGGCTTCCTTGCGGATCGCCTCGGCCGCGCGATGCACCAGCCGGCGCACCAGCGATTCGTCGACATCCTCTTTCCAGCGGCTTCCGTCATAGATGTGCCAGCCGATATTGGCGACATGGATGGCGATATGGCTGGCGGCACCGAGATGCTGCTCGGCAAGGTCGCCGAAGCGACGCCGCAGCCGGCGACCGTTGCCGATGTCGGTCTCCGGTTCTTTGGAGCAGGCCAAGAGCAGTTGCTGTTTCGCTTCCTCGGGATCGGGCTCGATGTCAGCCGGAGAGCTGTAACCGTCCATTTACCTGATCTCCTGAATTGGGATACCGGCCGCTTTCGCGCGCTCAACCATGTCGGCCGTGCCATTGCCGCCCGGAAAAGCGATGACCAGTTCCGGTCGATGCTCGTCGATCATGCGTTGATTGCGGATCGGGCCAGCGGCGCGGCCGCGACGCCGCCAATCGGCCGGTTCATTGATCATCAGCACGGAGTGCGCTTTGCGATAACACCAATGACGCGCAAGCTGGTCGGCGCCCGACGCACCACCCTGAATGATCGTCAGGCGCCCGTGGATCGCCTGAAGACCGTCGAGCGTACGCCACACCAGAATGCGGTTTGTATAATCTCGGCCGCCGCAAACGAGGACGCGCATCATCGTGCCGCCCCCGGTCTGCCGATACGAACATGGGTGACGACGGCGCGCAGATAGGGCCGCTCCTCGATCACCGCCTGCGTCTTGCGCCATGAGCGCCGGCCGTCACGCTCGGCCTTGTCTTCCTGCCGGAAGTTCGAAGCCATGCGGTTGATCAGCTGGAAGACACCGAGACGCTTTGCCTCGTCGCGCTCGAAGCGAAGTGCCATGTAGAGGTCATAAAGCTCGGCACCGCGCAGCTTGCGCCGGTTGTTGAACTTCTGGCGGCAGCGCGTCGAACAGAATTCGCTGCGTTCCGGCCGGGGGTTGGCGCATTCAAGGCAAGCGTGTACACGGGCCATCAGGAAGCGGCCTCCACGTCATTGCCGGCGTCGTCCGGCTGCTCGGCATCCGATGTCGCGCCTATCGACGCCAGCGCGTCGGCCTCGACCTTCTCGGGATCGCGCCGCATGTTCACGCGCGCCTGCCGGAAATACTTGTCCTTCAGCTCGAAGCCGATGCCGCGCCGGCCGGACTGGACCGCCGCCCACACTTCGGAACCGATGCCGAGGAACGGCGTGAACACGATGTCGCCAGGGTTAGACCAGAGATCGATGCAACGCTCGATCACGTCGAGCTGGAGCGGCGAGATATGCGCCTCGTCGTTGCCGTCACGCGCCGTCAGGTACTGAAGCGTGCGCTGCTGGCGGATGTCCATCCACACGGTTTCGGCATAGCGCTGCCAGACCTCGATCGAATACCAGTTCCGGTTGTCATGATCGGTGGTGTACTTGGCCTGATCCGGGCCGGTACCGGCGCCGACATAACGCTTCAGGCAGCCGGCGACCGGCTCGGGATTTACGCCCGGCTTGCGGAAGGCAACGATGTAGTCGGCCAGCGTCGAGCCGACGATCGTCGAATCCTTCACCAACTGCTTGTGCAGGAGGCGGTGTGACTTCGAGCGATGCTGTGCCGCAACCGGGTCTTTGCGGATCATCGTTTCGGAATGGAAGACCCATCCGGCATCCTGCCATGCCCGGATGACCTCGCCGCGAAAATCCTTCATGCCGATATGGCCATCGCGGATTTTAGAGGCCGGCAATTGCATGACATGCACGGCCTGGATGCGACCGGGCATGGTGATGCGCAGCATCTCGGCGATCAGGAAGTGATAATGCGTCCAGAAGTCGCCGCCTTCCGAGTTGGAAAGATCGCGCTCGGAGCCGCTGAATTTGTACAGGCCTTCGAAGGGCGGCGAGTGCACGCCGAACTGGACACTGTCGTCGGGAATGGCCCGGATCAGCTCGCATGAATCGCCATGATAGATCGCGTAGCGGTCCGTCACGTCCTGGTCGACGGCGTTGATGGTGGGAAGTGTGCGCATCAGCCTGCGCTCCCGATGACGGCGGTGAAATCGGCAGGCAGCACCACATTGGACGGCGCGTCGTCGAACATCGGGGCAATGTCGGCCGGCCTGTATCCCGCCAAACCGCACCCGATAGGCGTCAGCCGAAACACCAGTTCCGGGTTCTCGCGTGCGAAGCGCTTGAACCGGTGGACATGGTTGCGGATGCGAAACAAAGGGAGCGTTGCAAGCCGCTCGTCCTTCGTCGGAATGGCGTAGCTGTCACCCTGAAGGCCCTCGGCTTGTCCGTAGACTGCGCCGCAGTTATCCCTTGCCCACAGGGCCGCGCCCTTGCCGTGTCGGCCCGCCAGATTGGAGCCGAAAACAAAAATATCGCGCCCCATCAGATCCTCCGCATCCAGGCGATGCATGGCCAAAGCACTGGCCAGAGCGCCGACACAAAGCAGAGCGCGCCGACTTCGATCGAGTTGACCGGCTTGCCCGCAAACCGCATCAGGTAGCGCGCGAACAGGACGGCTCCGGCCATCCAGCCCGCAATCAGGATTAAAGGGGTGATCACGCGAATTCCTCCCATGCCGGCAGGATGAGTTTCTGTTTCGGTTGATAGTCGTGACGCTCCAGGGCAGCGCCGCGCACGGCGAGGCTGGAGAGATCGGCCATGTGCCGGACCATGGCTTCTGCCATGCGGTCGGCGTCACGTTCCTTGCGGTCGTGGTTGGCGATCACCGCGCCCTCGGTGTCGGCGGCGATGAAGTCGGCCGTCACCGGTAGCCGCTGGCCGAAACGCCAGAAACGGCGGATGATCTGATAGACCTGCTCCCAGCTGTCGTTCATGCCGATCAGGCCGGTGCGGCGGCAGTGTTGCCAGTTCATGCCGAAACCGCAGATCGAGGCCTTGGTCACCAGCACGCGGATCTTGCCGGCCTTGAAGTCCCTAAGCTTCTCTTCCTTCCAGTCGTCATGGTCGGTGCCGCGCACTTCGACAGCGCCTGGAATGGCTTTGGCTACCCCTTCGGTCTCCGCATTGAGATTGCCCCACCAGACGTAAGGTTCATCGGGCGGCGTGAGCGCCACCGCCTTGGCGATGCGCGCTTCGAGCGAAGAGCGGCGGGCATGGCCGCGTTCGGCAAGGGTCTTGGCCTGTACCGGCAGCATGGAGAACTGACCGTCAGGCGTCCAATGGCTGCCTTCGGTCGGCACCACATGCAGCCGCTTGATCAGCGGCGGCAGGTCATAGCCGTCGTCGGGATAACCGAGATCGCTCGGCTTGCGCAGCATCACCGCCCATGACGCCATCCAGCGCCAGAAGTCGTCTTCCGCGTGTCCCTTCAGCCGCCACGCCTTGGTGTCGGACCCGTCATGCGTGAAGAAGGTCGCCAGCATGGCGAAATGCGACATGATGCCGAGGAATTCGGCGTGATTGCCAAGCTCCATGAAATCGTTCGGCGCAGGCGTTGCCGTCGCCGCCAGCCGGAAACGATGCCGCTGCACGCCGGCAATCAATCGTGTCCGGTAGTGACCGTCATGGCTTTTGAGGATCGAGCTTTCGTCCAGCGCGACGCCACCGAACCGATCCAGTTCGAAATGGTCGAGCTTCTGATAATTGGTGAGCTGCAAGACATCGTCGACGCCGGACTTCGTGACGATGGTTGCCTGGATGCCGCGTTCGGCTCCTTCGTCGACATGCTGCGGCGCGACGGCGAGCGGGGCGAAGATCAGGGACGGCTTGTCGGTGAAGTGCGCGACCTCCTGCCCCCACACCAGTTCCATCAATGTCTTGCCAAGGCCTGTGCCGGCGAAGATGGCGGCCCGGCCGCGGTGCAATGCCCACCGGGTGATGTCGCGCTGGTGCGGGAACAGGAAGTCGGGCAGGTCCCGCACCTTCTCCATACCGCTGTCGGGATCGACCTGGCGCTTGGCGTCGAGGAACTGGTGATAGGCGTGGATGGTCAACGGTCGTCTCCCAGCGAAACGACGTGATAGGAAGAGACGGCGCCGCCAACGGCGCTTTTCAGGCGGCGCACCAGCCCGATCTTGATCAGTTTGTGCAACATCACCCGGATCGTCGGCACGGGGATGTTCGTGGCCTGATGGATGGCGGTGACGCCGCCGGAGAAGGTGCCGCGCGGGCTGGCCTGCGCCTTCATGGCCGTATGAACGCGCAGTTGCGTCACGGTGATGCCGACCGACCGGGCCAACGCCAGTTCGGCCGCCGTATTGTCCGGCTCGGGCTGGACAGTGAGCGTCACCTCCAGAATGCCTTCGAAATGGCTTTGGACGAATTCGTTCGAGCTGATGCCGGCGACGCGCGCCGCACGCTCGATCGCCAGATTGGTCTCGCGGTCGCACTTGACCGAATATCGATAGACGGGTTCGAACGCGCTTGGTGTCTCAAAGCCGGAAATACTCATCACGCCACCGCCCTATCCGGCCGGCGCTCACGCAACCGGCGCAACATGTCGTTGAAGTCCGCGCCGTCGTCGGCCCAATCGATCCGGCAATCCGGAACGGTGAGCGCATGGCGCTTTCGGGCGCGCAGCATCGCCGCCTGCGTTGAGAAGCGGTCGCTGTCGCCGTCGCCGATCAGCGTCAGGCGGCTGAATATGCCGGCCGGCAGTGTCAGGCATCGCGCGTCGGTCAGGTCGGGTTCATGGCTGCCGACTTTCGCCTTGCGCACCCGGCCAAGCGTGTCCTTGATGGTCAGCGAAGGGTGCGGGATCTGGCCCGTCGCCTTGCCGGAGATGTTGTCGAGGTTGATGCCGCACCACAGCGTCGAAGTCCGGTCGTCGCGCAGCTCGCGCCAGGAGAACACCGTTTCGATGCCCTCCCCCGTCGCCAGTCCGGTGCCGGGTTCGCCATCCCGCAGCACGATCTTGCCGCCCCGCTGCGTGCCTTTCACTTTCTTCGCGTCCAGCACTTCGCCGGTATCCGGGTTGGCGATGACCGCCTTGCCATTCGGCCGAGAGAGGTCGAGCCAGGTGCGATGCACGCCGATGAAATGGCCGTCCGGACCGGTGATCGCCGCCAGCATGGCGGGACCGCGATGGATGATCGTGCTGTGCTGGTCGCCTTTCCGCTTATGCCAATAGGCAAGGTTCTCGACTTCGCGCAGCGTCCTGATGTGCCAGTCCGGCATGGCGATGCCACGGATGGCCAGATAGCGAACGACGAGATGGCCGCCACGTGACGGATCATGTGACCTTCCGGACCGCCAGATATCCCAGGCATCCCTGCGCGCCCGTTCGCGGAACTTGTTGTCTTCGTCCTTTGAAACCGGCGCATGCGTTGCCGCAGGCACCGGGCGCTCGCCGGTCAGCATCTCGACCGCCTCGGCGAAACTGCATCCATGCTTGTGGCGGATCAGCACGATAGCGTCGCCGGCCTCGCCTGAAGCGCGGCACAAAAAGACATTCTCGGCTTCGTTCAGCCAGAACCGGTCGCGTCCGCCGCAGGCGGGGCAAGGGCCATTAAGTTCGCTGCCCTTGCGCTTCAGCGTCGTCGCCGAGGCGCCGCACAGATAGGCGGTAGCGAGGATCGAGGCAGAATGAGCTTGCGCGACGGTCTCGGCGGGGATCATGACACGTCCCCGTTGCGATGCGGCTCACAAGGAGCATGCTTACCACCGCCGAAGACGTATTCCTTCCATGGCGTCCAGCACCGGCTTTGCGATTTCTGAGGTTGATCTGACATTTGGGGGTCCCCTCCTGCTTTCGTCTTCCGAGGTTGATACGGTCACTGTTCACTCCCTTGCTCCGTCGCTAGTCCGATCGATCCGTGGAGTGGACCCAATACTCGGAGCGGATCGATCGGACGGGCTGTGAGTCTCCCCTTCGGCTTTAGCTTTGAGGATGGCCATTCCGATCATTTGCGGGATGAACGGCACGACGGCGTTCCCGATCGCCTTCAATCGGGCAACGTCCAGTTTGCTCGGTACCCCATCAACCACTCGCTCCACGGCGGGTTCGGAACTCCACCAAGCCAACGATCCAGGGACACGCTCTTGTTGGTCTCGAAGTTCAGTGCCTCCGTCGATGTGCATGTTCGACGGATATGGTCTGAGGAAGTGGGTGTCGGGACCGAGTGCGTCGCTTTTCCGGTGAGCGATGATCCAGAGACGGTCACGACGGTGAGGCGCGCCAACATGGGCAGCGGGGATACAATGCCACTCCGCATCGTACCCGATCTCATCGAGTGCAATGAGCAGGTGCTCCAGTCCGCGAGACCGAATTTTTGAGACATTTTCGAGGATGAGGTATCGCGGATTGATCTCTTCAGCGAGCCTAATGACTTCCCGCCAGAGGCCTGTTCTGGAGCCGTCAATTCCGGCTCCTCGTCCTGCAATTGACACGTCTTGGCAGGGGAAGCCTCCGCAGATAACATCGACATTGATGTTGTCGCGTTCCAGGACGTCCGCGCTGATGGATCTGATGTCATGATAGCAAGGAACCTTTGGCCAGTGCCGCTGTAGGATGCTGCGCGGGAACGCGTCGATTTCACAGAAGGCGACGGTCTCGAAGCCTCCGGTTCGTTCCAGTCCAAGACTGAAGCCGCCAACGCCGCTGAAGAGGTCGAGAACCTTCATCATGCCGCCACCATTAATTGACTGGTGACGCGGTCCCGGTAATGTCCGGCCCGAAGGGGACGGGCATGAAGGGTTTGATTAGTTTCGATCTTCTTCGACTGGACGGCTACATGGCCATGGAAGTCGAAGAGCTTGAGGGGAAGTTGTACGTTGACACCCAGGCATTGAAGCCGGAGAAACCGCGGTGCGCCTGCGATGCTCCTGACGTGGTGAAGCATGGGAAGCGCGTCGTTCACTTCCGTGACTTCCCGATCCAGCGGCAGGAAACGTACCTGCGCATCACGCGCCAGCGCTATCGATGCCGAAGCTGTGCTTCCATCCTCCTTGAGCGCCTGCCGTTCATCGACGACGACAAGAGGATGACCGCCCGATTTCGAGACCAACTCTTCAAGGATGGCATCGAGATGAAGTTCAGGTTGGGCGGCGACATCAACGGGGTGAAAGAAAGCCTGGTGCGTCGGACGTTCAAGGAAGAGGCCCGGAAGCGTTTTCAGACCTACACCTTCGATCTTCCCCGCATTCTCGGTATGGACGAGAAGGTGATTGGCGGCTCCCCTCGATTTGTCATCGGCGACGTTGAGAACCGCCTGCTGCTGGACATCACCGAGTCCCGCAAGAAGGAGGACTTGGTCCCCTACTTCAAGCAGTGGAGCCACGCCGACCGGATGAAGGTCGAGGTCATCACTCAGGACATGTACTGGGGCTACAAGACGCTCAATGAGCAATACTTCAAGGCCTCGACGATCGTAATCGATCGCTTCCACGTTGTCCGATACGCCGACTGGGCGGTGAGCAAGGTCCGCCAGAAAATTCAGGAGGGCGCGATCAATGAGGACCGCATCGAGCTGAAGGACAAGATGGAGCTGTTCCAGACCCGCCCGCAGAAGCTCAAGGACGAAGAGAAGGCGGAGATGGAGCGGTTGTTCAAAAAGCATCCGAAGATCGAGGAAGCCTACACGCTCAAGGAATGGTTCTACAAAATCTACCACTGCAAAACGCGGGAAGAAGCTGAGAACGATTATGAGGCGTGGCGACGACTGATCCCCGACGACATGAAGGGACCATTCAGCAAGATATTTTCCTTCATGCGGGAGAGCCGCTGGCGACGGTACATCTTCAACTACTTCGATCACCGCTACACGAACGGATACATCGAAGGCCTGAACGGGCTTCTGGACGAAATTAACCGAGGCGGTCGCGGCTACGATCTCGAAACGCTTCGATACAAGGCGCTTCTGAAGTACGGCGACGTGAAGCGGCTGATCGACATCTACACCTACGATCTGTGGAAGATCAGCCCGGAAGAACGGGAGGAAATTTTGGGTACGTCGATTGGTCATGGGATCAGCCTGTCAACCTTTGAGCGCGATTTGAGAGCAGGTGCGTTCTGGTGAGTTCCAACCGTGAAAGTCGGATAGCCCCAGCACCAGTTGCCGTCACGGTTGCGAAGGAAACCCCACCTGCGGTTTGAATTGCCGCGCCAAACCAGCGTGATGATTTTCCGGCTGTCGGCCTGCGGGATGTTGCCGACCACGTCGCCTGCATAACGACCGATGACCCGGTGGCAATGCGTTGCGGGCCGATAAGATAGACGGAAGGCGCGAACCACTTGGCGGTGAAGTTTGTATTTCTCCGGCCCGCAAAAAAGCGCCTCCATGTAGCAAAGGCCCTTGGTGTCAGGCGTGGCTACTTCCTCGACATACGAAGTCAGCGGAAACGTCCAGAAATCCCAAGGGTGATCATGGCAATCCGGATCGATATCGCCACGATGAAAGACGTGAAGGCGAAGGCGCCCGAACCAAAACCGCGTGAGGTAAGGGCTCGTATGTTCGCCATGACCATATATCGTCTGCCGACCCAAGAGCCCCCAGCTCATGCCGCGCCCCCGTTCACAACCGTGAACCCGCCAACGGCCTTCACCTGGGCGAGCGACTTGCGGTGATCGCTGAGAACGCGCTCGAGATGCGCCATCAGCTTGTCCTGCTCGTTCGCCTCGGCGGGCGTGATCTGGCCATCGGAGAGATGCAGGGCGGCGGCGGTCATCACTTCGCCGACCTGGCGAACGACATCGGCATAGGAGCGCATGACGCCGTTTGCCGCCTCGACCGCGCCGTCAGGATCGGCCAGCCGGCGATTGTTCAGCGACGCCATCGCGGAGGTGACGAGCGGCATGCCGCACTCGCCTTCGAGCGCCAGCGCCACATGCACCGGCATCATGTCGGGCTGCGCGCCATTGTTCCACCGGCCGACCTGTGCGTCGGAGAAATCGACGATTACAGCGGCACGCTGGATGCCGCCGCACGCAGCGATCAGGTCACGCTGCGCGGCCTTGATGCGGTAGTGTCGCTGGTCTGCATTGGCGACGGTCATGGGCGAAAGCTCCCAAAGGGCAAAAGCTTTCTCCTCACGAGAAAAGCGGACGCTTTTTCTCGTGGTGAGAACGGTTCGAAAGGTGTGTTGTCGTCAGGTCAGAACGTTACGGAGGTCCGCATGCAGTTCCTTTCAAATCTCGTTGCAAGCCTTCGTCGGACTTGCTCGAATGGTCGGGTCCATCGGGAGGAAACAGATGAAAGCCGAAGAACGGATCGAACTCGAAGCGTTGACGGAAGAGCTGCTCGCACGGAATGGGGTACTGGAAGCCATGCAGTCGCAGGTTGTCCGTCTCCTTGCCAGCCTTACCGACGATCCGGATGCCAGCGTCCGGCTGACGATGGCCGATGTTCGAACCAATCTTCATCTTGGCCTGGAGAAAGCGAACAAGACCGGCGATCCGTCGCAACAGCGCATTGCGCGACGATCTCTGGAACATGTGAACGACGTCGAAGCTCGTCTGCTGGAGATGAGACGGCACGAAGGTGGTGGCGGGACGCAATAGGCCTGCCCGATCTTCCGGTTTCCGTCCGAGGATTGGACGAAAATCCACATCGATCTCATACCGATACCGGTGGAGCACAGCCACCGGAATGGGGAACTGACGGCCAGTCATTCCGCCGCCTCCTGCGCAGGAAGCCGCAAGGCGGCGACGTGGTGATGGTCAAGGGTGGCGGACCGCTTAGGCTCGGGCCGCGTGATGGTGTCGGGCCACGCCAAGAGTGCGGGCCAATTATCGGAGAACCACTGCATGGCAGCTTCGAAAGTCGAGGTTGTTACATCGGCGCGACCTTCTGCAATTGCACCCAATGTTGCACCGCGATTGAGAACGATTGTTGAGATACGCGCACGGCTGAGGCCGACCGCGTCGGCATAGACGTCACCCACCACGACAAGCTGCTGTTTCAGGTTCATGCGACATGGATACGGAACTTTTTCCTTATCGTCAACGGATTGTTTTCCGCGATACAGAAAGTCGATTTGCGGATAAAATTCCTCACATGCCAACAGATTTCCAAATGCGCGTGCGAATCCGCATGGCTGAGCTAAATTTGTCCGCAAGGGCAACTTCCCTGGCGGCCGACCTATCCGCCGACGCGGTGGGCAAGATGCTCAAGGACGGCGCAGGCCTTCCACGTGGCGACAGCCTAACGGGGCTGGCGCGGGCTCTAAAGACTACGGAGCAATGGCTGATATCAGGCCCGGATGAAAAACAGGCATCCCGAAGCGCGGAAGGCAGCGAGGAAACTCTTTCGCCGCCGCATGTTGAAGAGGTTGAGATTAAGGCCACAGCAGCAGGATCGCATGACCACGGGGCGATCCAGCTGTTTGACAATGCTATTGGTTACGCTCCCCTACCCCGAGGACTGAAAAAACAAACAGGTGTTTATGCACTGGTTGTGATCAACGATTCGATGTGGCCGGAACATAAGCCAGGCGCAATCCGTTTTGTGACCCCCGGCATTCCACCTCGCGTCGGCGACAGTGTAGTGATCGAGTTCATCAAAGATCCTGAGATCGGCCCCGAAGCCATGATCGGACACCTCAACACTCGCGGCGAAACAATCAAACTCGGCAAACTCAATCCGCCTGCGGAGATCGAAATACCCGCAAAGTCGATACTCAAACTGCACCGAATCGCCACAGACGCCGAAACGGCATGACGGAATAATTTCCGTACTCCGTATTGACACGGAATAATTTCCGTACTTAATTCCGCTCCATCGCCCTTGAACCGGTGGAGCTTCCGAATTTGTCCCGCTTACAATTTATTGACATCCTCGTCCGTGACAAATCCGCGACAACCAGCGGACGTTCCGTCGACGACGACTATCGTGTGGGACGCCACGCCTCGTTCCACAATAACGGCATGATCGCCCGGCTTGGCTGTGCAGGCGAGAAGCCTGGAAACCAAACTGGGATTGGTTTCGTTGACCTTGGCTTCGATAAGTTTGACAGCCTCACGAAAAGCGGCGTGATCACGCCAAACATAAACTGTGCTCATCTCGGCACGGCCAAGTATCACCTGCTCTTCAGCGGCAATAGCATTGGACACCCAAGCGACCAATACGATCGCAACGGCTATCGCTCGACGCATAAACCCCTCCCACCGATGACCAGCCATCTTGGCACGTTCGAAGGCGAACGCAAGCGGAACACGCGCGGCTTCGACGAGGACTGCAGCACGGCGCGCGCCCTTTGCTCGCTGCTGGCCATCACCGTCTTTCTCTACGCCGTATCCCTCTTCACGAGGGTCTACTGATGCGCGTGAAAATGTTCGAATGTTCCGCCAGTTCCGGTTCGAGGAACTTCGTCGGCATCTTCCCTCTGGAAGATATCCTATCCGCAAATGCCAACGCGTTCTCCACCGAAGAACTTGACGAATTCGCTGGTGAGCTGAAGCGAACCGGGCAGGCAAGATTGCCCGGCTTTGTCGGTGCCTATGCCGAATTCGAGCGGATCGCCCCTTCCACTACACTTTCCACGAGGGTCTACTGATGCTGACAGAAGTCCGCAGCGGCGGTGCCATGTCGCACCCCATCGCCTCCAGCCTCGCCGGCAAGCCCGGCCAGCGCGCATCCAATCAGGTCCGGTCCGATCATCCTGCCGGCGAACAGAAGCTGCACCATCGTGCGGTCGAACTCGCCGACATGCTGCGCGAACTGGCCGGCGTCGACGGCAGCGCCAGCGAAGCCGAGCTGCGCGGCCGCGGCTTCACCATGGCCGAGATCGTCGAGCACCTGCCGACCGCCACGCTGATCGTGTCGGAAAGCTGGGTGCGCCGCGTCGATCCGCCCGGCGACCGCGTGCCCGACATCATCACCAAGGCGCTGGCGGCAGCCTCGCACAACATGCCGAAGACCGCCGGCCTCGAACCGGAATTCGAGGAGGATGCCGGCATCGCTTGGCGCCGCTATTGCACGGCACGTGCAGCCTGGAAGCTCGATCCATGGGTCAGCCAGGGCGAGCGGTGCCTGAAGCTGCTGGAAGCCTTCCTCGTGCGCCTGCCTTTGCTGGAGCGTGAACGCAACCGCGTCGTCTACGCACTCGCCGCCAAGCAGAAGACAGAAGGGAGGCCGGTACGATGACCGTCCATCCCTCCGGCTTCGTCATCGACGCCAGCAAGCCCTGGCAGCAGACCATCAGCGGTCGCGCCTTCCCGCTCACCGCCTTCTCGGCGCTCGACATCGACCTCTATGGCGATGTCGCCGAAAGCCTGGCGCGCGTCTGCCGCTTCGGCGGCCATGTGCCGGGCAACGCCTATTCGGTTCTCCAGCACAGCGTCGTCGGCGCCGACGCCGCTCTTGAAGAAACCGGCGACGCCCTGCTGGCGGCTTACTTCCTTGCGCACGATCTGCACGAACACATCATCGGCGACCAGACCACGCCTGTGGTGAACTGGCTTGCCGGCATCGAACTGGAGACGTTCGGCTCGCGCGATATCGTTCGCACCGTCCTGGCTATCGCCAAATCAAAACTGGACTGGGCGATCTGGCGCGCTGCCGGCTTGCCGCAGCCCGGAAAGACCTACTGGGAGCGCGTCAAGGAATTTGATGTGCGCATGCTCGCCACCGAGCGGCGCCACCTGTTGATGCAGCCGCCCGCCAGCTGGGGCGACGATGTCGAGAACGCCAAGCCGATCCGGCTGCGCGGCAAGCTGACGGCATGGCCGGTCGCCAAGGCCGTCGAGGAATTCCGCATCCGGCTTGACCGCCTTTGCCCAAACGCCAGGAGGATGTGATGGGTCAGAACATTGCCCATATCGCCAGGGTTCTCGATGACGAATCGCGCAGGCGTCTGTTTGCGCCGCTGGTCGAGCAATCGGCTGCCGACGATCTGATCGATGCGCTTGCCGACAAGAAGCTGCCCGAGATTCATGGCAAGGCTCAACTGACGGACAGCGGCACCAAGTTCATGGATATCATGGCCGCGCGCGCTCATGCCCTCGGTCGTCTGCCGGAGGAGTTTGAACCGGAGTGGGTCAGCAACTTCCGCACCGAGGCCGAACATCTGCAACGCCTCATCGCGGAATGCCGTGTGGATGAAGCGCTGGCGCAACTGCACGAGATGGTGCCGGGTCCGGATGTCCTGTCGCCGGCCGCAGCCAAGATGCTGGCACAGCTGCATTCCGGGCAGCGGAGCCTGTCGCTATGATCAGCTTCAACGTCTCCGCCTTCGCCGAAGCGGCCAAGGCCATCCGCAACGTGCCGGCAGGATCGCGCGACTTCGAGATCCTCGACCACGCCCTGCTCGACGCCGACAGGACATCGCTGAAGCTGACCATGTCCGATATGGATGTCGAAGCCCGCGTCATCGTCGAGTGCAAGGCGGACGCCGAAGTCAGCACCGCGATCCCGCGATCGATCCTCGAATTCTTCATCCTGCACGCCGGCAAGGGCGACGAAACCGGCACGCTGGAATTCGACGAGGATCTGCGCAACGTCACCGCCCGCCACGGCAAGGCGCGCCTCACGCAGGCCATCCTGCCGGCCGATATGTTCCCGCATTTGCATGGCAGCGAGGCCAGCTGGTCGATCAAGCTGCTGGCGCACGAGCTGTGCGACGTGCTGTCCCGCACCGAACGGGCGGTCAGCACCGACCTGAACCGCATCATGCTGCATGGCCCGTTCCTGCACCAGTTCGACGGCCAGCTGCGCGTCATCGCGGCGGATGGATACCACATCCACATCGTCGACATGGACGATCCCGAGATGACCGGCGAGCTTCCGACACGCGACGGCACGAGCCTGCCAGGCGTGATCATCCCGCCGAAGACGGTCAAGGAAGTGCTGCGCATCTTTGGCGGCGACGAAAGTGCCATTACCCTTTCCGGCAACGAAAACACGATCACGATCGATGCCGAGCGCATCCGCATCGTCTCGAAGCTGATCGACGCCACCTTCTTCGACTATCCCGACAAGCTGCCGGAGCTGAGCGACCTCGTCGTGCGCGTCTCGGCCGAGGCCATGCAGCGCGCGATCGACGGCCTGCTGGTCGCACCGAAGACGGACGGCAAGGGCAAGCGCGAAGCCATCCGCACCATCAGGATGACGGTGCGCGACGGCGCCATCGAACTCTTCGGGCGCGGCGACAACGGCGACGCCGAAGACCTGGTGGACGCCGACACCGGCAGCACGCCGGCCGGCTCGGAGGTCGCCTTTGCCGCCCACTACCTGCGCGACGCGATCGACGCCGCGAGGTCCAAGGAAATCGCCATCCACATGCCGCCCGAAATCGGCCGGTTCTTCCACGTCGTCGGCAGCGAAGGCGCGACCTTCCTGATCGGCCCACGTCGCTTCTAGAGGAGTTTTTCCATGTTCGACGAAATCACCGAAACCAGCCAGACCGTCGCCGCCGGCCAGCTGCGCAGCCTGATCGAGCGCATCGAGCGGCTGGAGGAAGAAAAGAAGACGATCGGCGACGACATCAAGGATGTCTATGCCGAGGCCAAGGGCACCGGCTTCGACACCAAGGCTATCCGCGCCATTGTCGCCTTGCGCAAGCAGGATCAGGCCGAACGCCAGGAAGCGGAATCGATCCTCGACCTCTACAAGGCCGCGATGGGGATGGCCTGATGCTGAACCATCAGGACCTCAACCGCGCGCTGAAGCTGTTCGAGGAGCGCAAGACCGCCATGGCGATGCGCTCCCGCCTCGACAGCGAGCCGGTGCGCCTGATGGTCGGCGACGGCGCCACGGCCGGCACTGTCGCGCTTTCTCCCTCCTATCTCGGCGGCATCGTCGGCGACGTGAAAGCTTCGCTCGACCAGCAGATCGCCGTCATCAATTCCACCCTGACCGCAATGGGGATCGAACCGTAATGGCTGGCTCCGTCAACAAAGTCATTCTCGTCGGCAACCTCGGCGCCGAGCCGGACATCCGCCGCACCCAACGGACCGATCAGCTCGTCGTGTCGTTCCGCCTCACCACCTCTGAGACCTGGCGCGACAAGGAAAGCGGCGAGCGCAAGGAAAAGACCGAGTGGCATACGGTGGTCGTGTTCAACGAGCAGATCGCCAAGGTCGCCGAGCAGTACCTGAAGAAGGGCATGAAGGTCTATGTCGAGGGCCAGCAGCAGACCCGCAAGTGGACCGGCAACGACGGGATCGAGCGCTACACGACCGAGACCGTCCTGAACCGCTTCCGTGGCGAATTGCAGATCCTCGACAAGTTGCCGTCGAACCGACCGCCGGAATCCGACAGTCCCGAAAGCTACGGTACGACGCGCGACGCCGATCAACGCCGTCAGGTCGAGGAGCGCACCCGCAACCAGCAGACCCGTTTCGGTGGCGGCGGCGGCACCTTCGGTAGCCGTGAACTGGATGACGAAATCCCCTTCGCGCCGGAATGGAGGGGATGATGAACAACCTTTCCTGGCTCATCTATGCCGCCGAGGTTTCGGAGCGCATTCAAGAGGCCTGCGTTTTCATCACGTTCGTCATAGGCATCATTGGCGGTGCGGCGCTTCTGGTCGCTTTTATAGGAACCCTCGCCGAGGGCGGCAAACTTCGATATCCAGTCGTCGCCTTCTTATTCTGGCTGCCGATCACGATCCTATCGTTGGGTGGTGCATGGCTCCTGCCATCGTCGAAGACCATCTACATGATCGCCGCATCCGAGGCCGGCGCCCAGGTCGTCACCTCTCCCGACGCCGTCGAAATGATGGGCGATCTCAAAGCCATCATCAAAAAGCGCCTGAAGGCCGAACTGGAGGGCAAGTGAAATGTCTAACGCCCTCACACTGCACGCTTTGCAGCAAGCCCATATCGAGCGCCAGAAGGAATGGTGCCCCGATCAGGTTCCAGACCTGTCTTTCCGTGGCAATGAGATGGCCGGCGAGACCGGCGAAGCTTGCAACGTCATCAAGAAGCTGGAGCGGGAACGCCACGGCTGGCGAGGTTCACGCGCTACCAAGGAGCAGCTGGCCGAGGAATTGGCTGACGTGATCCACACGGCCGTCCTTTGCGCGATCACGGCCGGCATCGACATTGAGCCGGCAACAATCGCCAAGTTCAATTCCACTTCCGAGAAAAACGGCCTTTCCTTCCGCCTCTCGGCACTGGAGCCGATAGAGCCGGAAACCAGCCTGGACGAGCGCATGAAGGCGGCAGGGATGATCCCGCTGTCCGATCTTCTCGCCGGCAAGACGCCTCTCGCAAGGTGGATGGCGCACACTGGCGTCCGCGACATGGACAGCTTCGAAGAATGGGTAGCGATGAAGCATCGCGAATTCTTGAGGATGCGTGTCGAGTACGAACTTGGCGACAAGGACCAGAAAGACGAGCTTTACGAATGGGTGTTCGCCCATGCCGCTGTTTTCGGTGAGGTCGCCGCGAACTTCCGGCAGGCGCAAGCCTCGGTTCAAACGCCGACGCATCGCCATGTGAAGCGCGGCACGAAATACGTGCTGCTTGGCATCGGTAAGATGCAGGCCGAGCACTGGCGCGATATCTCCGTTGACGAAGACGAGACGGCCTTGGTCGATCTGCGTGAAGTCGCCATCTATCGCAGCGTCGATGACGACTCGCTGTGGGCACGTCCTCGCGAAGAATTCGAGGATGGCCGCTTTGAAGTCCTCTCCCAGCAGGGAGAGCAGAAATGAACGCCAGTGAGACACACAACCGCCTCGCCGGCATGTTCGTCGACACGGTCGCAGGGCAAACCTCCGATCACTCGGAACTGATGGTCGTCATTGAGAGTACCATTCTCGCCACCATGCTTATTTCCCGGCGCGTATATGGCCTTTCTCCAGAGGGATGCGTCGAGATGGTAGAGATGGCCATCCAGCAAGCCACGGACCGATTCGCCGCGAACAAGGCGAAATCATGAAGCTCGATCGCCGCGCCGACATCGAAGCCAAGATCATGGCCCGCGTCGAAATCGACCCGGTGACCGGTTGTTGGCTGTGGACCGGACCGACATCCGGCAGCACCGGACGCGGCAAGGATTATCCGCGCATGTCCTTGGGGGGGCAGACGGTTGCGGTGCATCTCGTCATGTGGACCAACGTGCACGGTTACATCCCCGGCAAGAAGCAACTGGACCACAAGTGCCGCAACCGCCGCTGCGTCAATCCGGACCCCGAGCATACCGAGCTTGTCACACAGAAGCGCAACGCCATACGCCGCGAGGAAGCCAATGGCCGGCGCCGGCCGCAAAAGCGGCGGCGCAAGGCAGGGAAGGCGCTGCGGGTACACGCGGACAAGGGGAATGACTGATGCGCGTCCCCGACAACGTCACCGATGACATGCCCCTGCGACTGAGCGTCGCCGCTGCCCTCGCCTTTCCTGATGGAACCATGGGCGCGCACGGCCTTCGCAAGGAACGTGACGCCGGCAGGCTGGTGACGGAGTTGATTGCCGGAAAGGAATACGTCACCTTGGCCGCGATCGCCGAGATGAGGAAACTATGCCAAGGACTTCGAAAGGTGCCCGCCTCGTCTGGCGCGACGAAAGCCGCAAGGCAGACGGATCGCTACGCAACCGCGCCGGCTGGTTCATCCGCGACGGCGCAACCTTCATCAGCGCTTGCGGCGGCACTGGCGACCGCGAACGCGCTGAAATCGCGCTCGCAGCCCATATCACCGAAAAATACCAGCCGTCGCGAGAGCGCGGCCGTGATCCCGCTTCCGTCAAGATAGCTGACGCCGTCAACGTCTATCTGACCGACAAAGCCCCAAACCACGAGAAGCCGAAGGAAACCGCCTCCCGTCTCGTGACGGTGCTGGAGTGGTGTGGCGAAAGCACTTTCGCCGATGTCACCGGAAAGTTCTGCCGTGACTATGCCAAGGCCCACGGCAACGGTGCCGCGGCGCGCCGCCAGCTGGAGGATCTTCGCGCGGCCGTGAACTACTACTGGAAAGAAGGCTACGCCACTTCGGCGCCGGCCATCACCCTTCCCGAGAAGCCGGAAGCACGCCAGCGTTGGCTGGATCGCAGCGAGGCCGCGCGCCTGCTGTGGGCTGCATGGCGAATGCGCCAGACTTGGAAGGGTCAGCCAAGCGACCGCCGCACCGGCCGGCATATCGCCCGCTTCATTCTTGTCGCCCTGTACAGTGGAACGCGATCGGCCGCGATCTGCGGCGCTGCGATCCGCCCGACCGAGGGCCAGGGCCACGTCGACCTCGATCGCGGTATTTTCTATCGGCGGGCCGAAGGCGCCAGGCGCACCAAGAAGCGCCAGCCGCCCGTCAAGCTGCCCGATCGCCTGATCGCCCACCTGCGCCGTTGGGCCTCTACACCGCTCGAAATCAAGACCAAGGGGCGCGGCAAGAGCAAGAACATCGGCCGCATGATCTCGCAGGACTACGTTGTCGAGTGGAACGGCGCCCCCGTTACGTCCGTTAAGAAGGGTTTCCGCTCGGCCGTCGAGGCTGCCGGCCTCGGCTGGTATGAAGACGACAAGGACGGAAAGCCGGTCTTCAAGACCGATGTGACGCCTCACGTGTTCCGGCACACCGCCGCGACCTGGTTGATGCAACAGGGCGCCGACGTATGGGCGGCCGCAGGTTTCCTGGGCATGACCGTCGATGTGCTGATCGAGACATACGGGCATCATCATCCCGACTTCCAGGCCGACGCTGCCGATGCCATCACGTCGAAAGCGCGCACTCGACGCCTGCCTAAAAACGTTGTGCAACTCAAACGGAGAGCATGA